TTAGCATTCCCAACCCATTTGACACAGTTATTATACTTCTGTTGTTTTGTGGTAACAGGAGCCTTGGTAATAACTACTGGTTTGGTCGGGATTTTAGCAACTGAATCTTTAATCTCACCAATACCAGCTTGAATACCATCAAGTCCAGCAATAATATCAGCATCACCTGCTGCGATAGTGCCTTCTAAGCCAGTAAGCGCTCCAGTAACTACTGCAGCTGTTCCAGCATTATCCTGTTTGATAGTATCAGCAACATTGTTTAGTTTGGAATTGCCGGCAAACAAAGCAAGAATTAAAATAAAACCAATAACAATACCAATAATCATATTAGTATTAATAGAAGGCTTAGTCTTATTTTGCTTCTTAAACTGCTCAGCAATTGCATCACTGATTGATTGTGCTATAAGATTGTCGGTCGCCGCAACAATCTGTTCAACTTGTTCTGTTTTCATAGTAGTATAATATCCTTTTGTAGGGAGTAAGGTTTTAAATGAGACAACTGCAGACCCTACGAACTCCAGTTGTCTCGGTCTTTTGTATTTACATTGGATTTATTAAGATTGGCCGCCGCAAAACAAACAATCTTTTAATATTATAATTGTGATTATACAAGAACTCATAGAGATAATAATGCATAAGTGCTTAATCTATGATTAGGTATACAAGTTGTAGACAAGTATCATAATATAAGATAAATCCAGGTCTTTGTATCTGAATAAGAGATAGAACACCTCTGCTTTGCATATAGGGCATCCTTTAATTAAAGAATAGAGGACTAGACAGTGTCAAGTTCTTAGCTTTTCCCCCACAAAACCCTTACCATACAAGGAGAAACCCAGGATTACACTGAAAGAAAGGACAGTATAACCCTGGGTCTTATTATGGCTTAGCTATTATATTCGTATTATATGCCGGCAAGAGAACTAGCCCCCCGCGTCATTCCCTCACCGACACGTATAGTATAGCACAGGATGGTCAAGGTGTGCAAGGACTAGGATAATATTCCTATGATATATCACCACTAGGCCAGTAACAGGTTAGGTCCTCTCTTATGTATGAGCTCTACCACTAAGCATCCTCATCATACTCAGTGTGCTACCAGACCCATGTACATACACCCAGGCACACCCCTACACCCACCCCCCCCGTATACCCATTTACATAAGGGTACCGTACTATACAGGGCGAAGCAGGATATTCCAAATACCCCGTACCCCTTCTTTTCCCGGTACCGTCCTCTAAAAATCATTACAATATGCCAAATACTTCAAGGCATATAAAAGAAAAAGACCAGTAAGGTTTAATCCCTACCAGTCTTAATCTTACGAGGCCTGCACAGCTGTCCCCAGCTTGGTCAGAAGTTACTATTAAGTATACATCACTGTAGTATGTAACTCAGGGTTTTATCCCCAAGTCTCCTAGGACTTTCCTAAGAGGGTTATATTGTATCATTTCTTTACCGGGATTTGCAAATCAAATCAAATCAAAATAAAAAAAAATTAAAACGAATCTGGCATTGGTGTAGGCTCTGCCTTAGCTATAGGCGTGAATGGTTTTTGCGCCCATCCGTTTGCCTTGGCAAAGGTGTCTATGATTGCTGATGCTTCTTTTACTGTTAGAGTATCACTGTGTACTGGCATATTATGCTTGGCAATTAGTGCCATCTGTTTTTCTGTTGCTGGATTGGACATTATTATTATCTCCTGTTGATTGGTTATTTATATATTGTACTGTGTTTCAGCAAGAAGTACAAGTTTTATTTATAATATTATTATTATTAATGCTTCAATCTCTTTAGAAGTAGAAGTTATTATTATTAATATTATATTTATATTATGCTTCTATTCATTTAACAGTCTTCTGAACCCCTGGGGACTTTTCAGTAGGTTACTACTGCCAGGCGGATGTTTGCTCTCCGTCGAGTTGGCTTAATATACTCGAATGCTTAATTGATGATTTAAAAAATGCGAAGGCCGACCCCATCTGACGGACCTAAAAGGTAAAGCTATATGACTAGTAGCACAGAACCGAGGTTCCTTACTAGCGCTTTGTTTACCAGTGCTCTATTAGTATAGCATTTCTTTTACCTATTAACAAACTTATGTGATATACTTGTGATATATCACCGATATCTATATGATGTAACAGAATATCTTTACATATAGAACACTTTTTTTCCCGAAGGATAAGGATTTCATGTCAAGAACCGAAGCACTCTTCTTAACCAATGCCCAAGAAGAATACCTAAGCTGGCTGCTTACACCTGAAAATGCTAGAGTGCCTGAAACTAAAAAGGCTTGGGCAGAAGAACATGGTGTCCATATTAACACATTGGGCACATGGGAAAAGAAAAAAAATTTCATTGAGCGTTGGTCCATTGGGGTCAAGGGTCTAGCGGAATCGCCAGAAAGAACTCAATCATTATTAGATGCCTTATACATTAAGGGTGTCTCAGGTGATACTAAGAGTGCCGAGTTGTATTTAAAGGCTACAGGCTTTTTGCAGCAAGCTCAAACTGTTAATATTAAAACTGAATCAAGTGTTAAAGATTTGTCAGATGCCGAACTTCAGGCTATGATAGTTGAAATAACACAACAGAAGATTAAGAATAAGGAGTAGTTATCAGAGCTGTATGGAGTGCGCCGGGTAACAATACCATTCAGGGCAACAGCAACTTGCTGCTGTCTAGAATGATGAACACTCTTAAGAGAGAACTCTACAAGCAACAGTCTGACCTATTAATAGACCACCAACAGGAAGATTTGATTGATGGCGGCACTTCATCAAGTGTGCAATTCCACTATTTGCTTAACTCAAATATTACAGCTCTAGCTTCAACTACTACTGCTGCTGGTGCTTTTGATGCTAACACAGGTACGGCTGGTTCATTGAGTCCAGCTGCTACAGCATTCGGCACATCTGAATATGTGTTTGAAACAAGAAGAGATTTCGATTACGATGCAAGGGGATTTTAAATGGCTGTTGTTGTACAAGTAAGACGCGATACTGCTGCGTTATGGGCTTCTAATAATCCTATTTTGCTTGCCGGCGAAATTGGTTATGAGTATGATACCAACAAAGCTAAGATTGGTGATGGTACTACCAACTGGAATGGACTTCCTTATTTAACTACAGCAACGGGCCCCACAGGAGCTTTGGGACCTACTGGAGCTGCAGGACCGACTGGACCGACAGGAGCCACAGGCGCTGCTAGTACAGTGACCGGCCCGACCGGCTACACAGGACCGACTGGACCGACAGGCTTCACGGGACCGACAGGATTCACGGGACCAACCGGCTCAACAGGTGCTGCTTCTACAGTTACCGGCCCGACTGGCCCGACTGGAGCCACAGGCGCAGCGTCCACCGTGACCGGCCCGACTGGAGCAGCAGGACCCACCGGTGCCACAGGAGCTGCTTCTACCGTGACCGGCCCGACAGGCCCGACAGGCGCAGCAGGTGCCACGGGCGCTGCTAGCACTGTTACCGGACCGACAGGTGCCACAGGAGCAGCTTCAACTGTGACCGGACCGACCGGAGCAACAGGTGCTGCATCAACTGTAACCGGACCCACGGGCCCTGCTGGTGCCACGGGTGCGTCAGGTGCCACCGGACCCACAGGAGCCGCAGGCGCAAATGGAGCCACCGGCCCGACAGGTGCAGAAGGTCCTACGGGACCGACAGGGGCCACGGGAGCCGCATCTACAGTCACCGGCCCGACAGGAGCGACAGGCTCGACCGGCGCAACGGGACCGACTGGACCGACTGGAATAGGTTGGGAAGTTTATCAAACAACTGGAGCAATTTCTTTTTCTTCTCCAACTGGCTTCAACATGGCAGCTGGTTACCTGGCAATGAATGGAACAGCTCCAGGTGCTGCATCTGGTATCAACGTTGCCATTGGCGCAGAAGCCATGAAAGCTTTGACAACTGGTGTTGCAAACTATGCATTAGGTGCTCAAGCATTACAAAAACTTACAACTGGTAACAGAAACGTAGCATTAGGTTTCCGTGCACTTGGTGGTAGCGATTTCTATGCTGGTGGTTTAACAACTGGTTCGCGCAACATGGCCATTGGTCACTATTCATTAGGTTTAACTACTGGTGATAAGAACACTGCAATTGGTGAAAACGCAGCATTCTATAATACAACTGGTAGTAAAAATACTTTCATTGGTTCTTATGCCGGCTATAGCAATAATGGTGATAATAATATTGCAATTGGCGAACAAGTAATGTTTGGTGGATATCTTGGAACATCAACTATCACTGGTAGTCATAACATTGCCATTGGCAATGGTGTAATGAACAAATTAACAAGTGGTAACTATAACGTTGCAATTGGACGCCAGGCTTTACAGAACACTACTACCTCATCAGGTCTTGTTGCAATTGGTGATTTTGCGTTAAATGCAAACACAACAGGTATTAACAACATAGCTATTGGACAAAATGCTTTAAAATTAGCAACAGTAAACAGTTCTAACGTAGCCATTGGTAATAATGCTATGCAGGCTGCTACTACTGGTGGATACTTTGGCTTTGGTCTAAACGTTGCTATTGGTCAAGGCTCAATGAACGCTTTAACAACTGGCTATTTTAACGTTGCTATTGGTGCAGGCGCATTAGGTCTAGCAACAACTGCTGCCAGTAACGTCGCTATAGGCTTTTATGCCTTAAAGGTAAGCACAGCTAGCAGTAACATTGCAATTGGCCTCCAAGCATTGGAAGCTAATACTACTAGTAACGGTCTTGTTGCAATTGGCGCCAATGCATTAAAAGCTAACACTACTGGTACCGCTCTTGTTGCAATTGGCAACAATGCATTAACTAAAAATATTACTGGTACTAATAACGTAGCTATTGGCACTGGTGCTTTAGCAAATAATACTATTGGCAACTTTAATACCGCTGTTGGTGCTAACGCATTAGCAGCTAATACAACAGGTTCAAGTAACACGGCCATTGGTAACAGTGCGTTAAATGCAAATATTACAGGCGCAAATAATATTGCTATTGGCGGTGAAGCATTAAATAAAAATACTATTGGCACTGGCAACACTGCAGTTGGTCGCGAATCATTAACAAATAATACAATTGGCACTGGTAACGTAGCTATTGGTTTAAGTGCATTGAAAGCCAATATTTCTGGCACTAACAACACTGCAATTGGCAATTCTGCATTACTTTCCAATACAACTGGCACTGGCAACGTTGGTATTGGTGCACAGGCATTGCAAAATGCAACTTCTGACTCGAACGTTGCAATTGGTAACCAGGCATTAGTTAATACTACAACAGGTAATAATAACGTTGGTGTTGGCAACCAAGCATTGCTAGCTAATACTACTGGCTTTAGCAATACTGCTATTGGTGCTGGTGCATTGCAAGGTAATACTTCTGGTAAACAAAATATGGCGTTAGGCAACGGCGCTGGACTTTTAATAACAACAGGCAGTGAAAATACAATAGTTGGAACTGAAACTGGTAACACATTAACAACTGGTTCTAATAATACTATGATTGGATATGACGCAGAACCAACAACTGCAACCGTATCTAACCAAGTAACTATTGGTAACGCTTCAGTTACAAACTTTAGAATCCCTGGTGTTGGATTTGATATTGACACAAATCGCGCATCAGTAACAGGTTATGCTAAAGTAAGCGAATACTATGCATCAACTGCACCAGTAGTAAAGACTGCAGACTTTTCAGTAGTCGATACGGATAACTGGCTTATTAATGATAAATCAGGTTCTAATATAGTTGTTACTTTGCAATCTGGTTCAGAATACATTGGTCGCGCAATAACTTTTCAAAACCATGCAAACCATAAGATTGTGTCTGCATCAAGCAATGTTATTGCTCACACAGGCGGCGCAGCACAAACAGACATTTGTAAAGCTGTTGCAGGAACATTTGCTACAATAGTGTATGATGGTACCGACTGGTATGTAATGGCAACAAACGCATAATTAAATTTACGAAGGACGTAATATGAAACAATTTTTTTTCTTAGCCGGAATGCAACGCTCTGGCGCAACAGTACTTAGTTCAATCTTAAATCAAAATCCAGACATATGGGTTTCGCCGGCAAGTCCATTATTTAGAATGATGGTTACGCAATCTCAAAGCCATAATGAATTAGAAAACATTGACTATAATAGAAGTGCTGCAATAGATGACACCATTGCAACCATTCCACACGCGTTTTACCAAGACAAGTCAGCCAAGCACATTATTGATAAGAATCTTAATTGGACAAGCTCAACAGGTGTAGAAGTTATAGCTAAATATATTACAAAGAATATTAAAATAATATGTCCAGTAAGAAACGTGTTAGATGTTTTAGTTTCATTTGATACAATTATTAATGCTCATCCTGATTCTAAGAATAACCAAATGGATGAACAAGTTTTAGCTCAATCATTTCCTGATAAACCATTAGCTGATTTGAGAGCTGATTTCTTGATGAGACATGACAAAGATGTTGCATTAAGTTTAAAGTTTATGAAGCATGCATTAATTCCAGAATATCGTCATCTATTTCACTTTGTAGATTATGATGATTTAATCACCAACCCAGAGAAGGAAATTAATAAAATATATGAATACTTGGAAATTGAGAAATACAATCATGAATATCAGAATATTGAAGATGTCTCAGGTATCTCCGAAAACAGTCTTACAGGCATTAAGAACCTACACAAAGTCAGACCAAAGTTAGAAAAGAAATCACGCAAACCAGAAGACGTGTTTTTGCCGGAAACAATACAGCGTTATTCAGGATTGGAATTTTGGCGTGGAACTAAATAGTTTACTTAATGAGTGGAACTTCCGCAAGTGTCGTGGCCCAGAGAACGCAACACCAGCAGAACTAGCAGAAGCATTTGCTTTCTTCTGTGAAAACTATGCCTATATTAAACACCCTAATCAGGGACGTATTGCCTTTACTTTGAGGGACGCGCAAAAAGAAACTGTTAAAGCTTGGTTAAGTGATAGATATACAATAGTATTAAAGGCACGTCAGATTGGATTCTCCACACTGGCTGCAGCGTATGCCTTCTGGATTACCTTCTTTTGGCCAGACAGATTCGTAGTTATGCTTTCAAAGACTGAACGTGAAGCTACAAAGCTTTTACAAAAGGCTAAGTATATTTATAAATTTATACCTGACTGGATGAGATTGTCTGGTCCTGAACTATTACAAAATAACGTTCTTAAGATGTCCTTTAGTAATGATTCCGTAATTGAATCAATGCCATCAGCTAACGAGCCTGCTAGAGGTGAATCAGTGTATCTGGCTATAATCGACGAGATGGCATTTTTGCCTAACCCTGAAGAAGCCTGGGCATCAATAGAGCCAATTGCAGACGTAGGTGGTCGTGTAATCTGTCTATCTACTGCCAAGGGTGAAGGTAATATATTCTTTAACTTGTGGCATGGTTCGCAAACTGGAACTAATCGTTTCCGTGGAATCTTCTTTCCATGGTCAGCGTCTGGTCGTGACCAAGCTTGGTATGACGCGCAAGCCGCAGAACTACCAATATGGCAGTTACACCAGGAATACCCATCTAATCCAGAAGAAGCATTCATTCGTTCTGGCAGACCAGTATTTGACATTGATGCTTTAAATAGATTTATTACAACAACCCCTAAGAAAGGTTTTAATAAAAAACTCTCTGATGTTCGAAATTCTTATATGTTTGAGTCCTCCGGTGGACCGCTCTCCGTATGGCAAACACCACAGGCAGGAGCTGTTTATGCTATTGGAGCTGACGTGGCCGAAGGATTGGCTAGGGG